GCTGTTTCGGCGGCTGACTGAGCCGCTTCTGCGGCGGCTTGTGCGGTTTGTGCCGCTTGGACACTGGTATCAATACTGTCTTCTACGGAAGCAGTTGTGCCAGTAGCACCAAAGAAACTTGTATTAGCCATAATCTATCACTCGTCATTGTATCTGTAGGTGGGAAGCACTGCTTGTGTTCCACCTTGAAGTTCTTGGTCGTTTGCTTGTTCTTGGAGTTCCAAAAGGAACTGATTGAACTTCTGCTCAAAGAGTTCGGCTCGATTGTCGAGGTAGTAGTCTGATGCGTATGTCAGAGCCGCATATATAATGAGATCAGGAGCGGCTTGGGTTAGCGCATGAGTGTCAGTGTCAGCACTCAACGCTGGAAACTCTGCGTGATAGTAGAGAACCAGTTTGCCTTCAGTTGGCTGTGGGTAGAGGTAAAGTTTCTCTGCTTGCCGTGCAAAGTAGCGTGGCTTGCCTGTGACTGCATCGTCAGCGAGTTCCCTGTATCGGCGCATCGATACCCGCTCCAGTTCGTATTTGGAGTGGTAGAGGCTGATTATTTCAAGGAAGTCTGCTGGTAGTGTTAGTGTTTCAGTTTGCGCTGAGATATTTACTTCTAGCACACGCTCAGACATAGGGGTTCTGAGTTGACGTTGGATGCGAGCAATACCTTGTTCGATGAACCTAGTGGTCAGCGCAGAAGTTATGTCCGACCTATTGAGAAGGTCGTTGAAGTGTGATTTAATCTCACCATAGTTCATATTAATACTCATATTGTTAGGGATTGGTGATGTTGAAAGTTTTCAAAATCACATTGTTTTTGGGGATGCTATTTGCATCTCAGGTGTCATTTGGTCATGAAGCCCCAAAAACTGATCCAGAAAAGCAGAACTACATTGATCAGTATGTGAAGATATTTAATGTTGAGGCAGACGTTTACTCTGGATTACTGGGAAAACAGGCTGGAGTAAGGTTTTCAGTTAAAAACTTAGGAAATGAAACTATCGAAGATATTGAAGTGACTTTTTACTTTTTAGACAAAAATGGTCTTAGATTTTCTGAAAAATCTTTTCATCCCATAGGTAAGTTTAGAGACGTTAAAACTCTTAAGCCAAACTACACAGTAAATACGAATAAAGATGAGTTTTACACTGTTGGAAACCTTGGTGACGAATGGTCAAAAGGTATTGAGTTTGAAGTTACTGACATTGAGTTTGCAGAATAATACCCGTTTGCTTATGTCCTTTTAGTTTTCTTTTTGGCTGTCTTCGCAGATGCCCGAAATGCCGCATTGGTTGGTGCGCCTTTTGCGCCTTTTTTACGCATAGTTTCACCTGAACCTGCTTTGATACGTTTTCTTTTGGCATGAATATTTCTGTATAGAGACATCAGACGCTCTTTTCTGTTGTGAGGAACGCCTCAAGGTTTTCGGCTCTAAGACGTTTGACGATTTCTGAGGCTGAGTGTTCGCCACTCATAATGTTGAAGCCTTCACGCATCCACTTCTCAACGATTACTGTTGGAATAGATGCCACACGCATAAAATCGCCTTCACGCTTGCCCTTGCTGGCGTCACGTTGTTCTTTAAGACTTGCTAAGAAGTCCTTCGAGATTTCTTGGGTATGTTTTCTGAAAACACCGTCTGCATTTGCATCATAGACGGTAGAGATGCCGATCAAGTCGGACTTTAAGTCTAATGGTTTATTCGTCATAGTTATGTCTCCTATTGTGTTTATTGATGGAGAAAGTTGAGATGGAACTTAAAGTCCCTAAATCCCTTATTGTTGTTCTCTGGGTGATTGGTGTTGGCCTTGTACTGAATGGGGTACAGCCGTTTTTGGGAACACCCGCAAATGCTTCGGGTGGTGTTCAAAAAGTAACGATATGCAACGAATCTGGGCGTAGTTGTGCCAAGGTTAGTTCGTTATATGGCCTTGAAGTGGATTAGGATTAAGTGACAGCAGGAAGAAGGTAAGGAGAGCAGAACCCTTCTCCCTGCCGCACTATCAGTTAACTAGCCAGTTCTTAGGAAAGGCCAGTAATCATGGCTGATGCACTTTGGTTCATGTGCTTAAGGCCAAGTTCGCCAACAACGAAATGCTTATCGCTGTCACCTGTCTTGGAAAGCAGTGTCCGTGTGAACGGACGAAGTACGCAAGTGCGCCACATTGTTGGATCAAGCAGGAACGCATGAGTGGTCAACTGGTGGCGGTTAAGCACAACTTTCAGAGTTCCGTATGGGTTGACCAGAACGTCTACGACATTGGTCAAGGTACGGGTGTCATCGTTGAAGTTGCGGTAGCGGCCAGATGAGCCAGTGAAACCTGCTACGATTTCTGCATCTGCTGGTTTGATCATCAGGATTGATGGATCGCCACCAGCGTTGAAGCAAGCCTGATGTGCATCAAGCAGTTTTGCTTCAGTCAATGCGTCAGTTGCATTAGCACCTGCATCGATTGAGTTTCCTGCCGCAATCTGCTGGGTAGCAGAAGCGGTTTCACGAGCAGTAGAACTGTCGCCTGTTACTGCGGCGTTATCAACGCCTACAAAGGCACGTTCTACATCACGCTTGATTTCTTTCAGGGCTTTACCTAGTTGGTCATTTTGTTCGTTTGTGGTCGTTAATCACAAACCGTCTTTCGACTGCTCATGCTTTCACATGAGATCAGACTATATCATCACTGCTGTTTGCAGTGCTGTGCGCTTCGGGTGACTTCACCCTACTTCCTTTCGGAATAGTCGTTGCTCCTTCCCCTTTCGGGGCTTGGATCAGGATTGCCCACAGCCTTACTGTTTGGGGTTTCCCTGAGTTCACACAGTTTATACTACGCTACCAGTTTTAACGCAGTTTCCTTCGCACGACCGTAAGTTTTTACGGCATCTGCTGTTGCTGAGACTTGGAAAGCCTTAGTCATGATTTGGCAGTTGTTTGTGCGGAGAGTGGTTGGTGACAAGGTTGCCATTGTCGCATCAGCCCCTTCAACTTGGGCATTGTTTGCGGCGGCGGCGAGTGTATCTTCTTGCCACTCAAAAACCCGTGCTGAGACTTTCTCAGTGCGGATCGTGGAGTACATGGGACAATCGGTAGGCGAAATGTCGCTGATGATGTCCGACACGTCCTCTGCAAGACCAACTTGGTCATACGAGGTGTAAGTAGTCATTGTGTTTTTTTCCTATTCTTTACTATTGGGTTTATGCTTCCCAACGGCTCAGTAGGACTGACGCAATGTCATCAATGTCAGTGCCACGAGATGCTCGTAGTGCCTGACGTTGCTTATCAATGTCTGCTTTGCGGCGCATAGCCTCATTTGCTGGTGATTTCTGTGACCGCAACACCTTCTTCTGGGTTGCTGTCTTCTTCTTCACCGTGGCTACACGCTTCCCTTGATCGTACAGTCTGGCTTTATTCAGTAACTGGATCACGATGGGGTCAACGTAGTTGTTTACCTGATCTTCAGGCAAACCTTGGCTGACCGCATAGGAACGAATGTCACTGTAAAGTTCATTAGACCAATCAGGGATTGTTTCTTGGAGTACCTTAACAGCCTCTTTAGCGGCTTGTTGGTGCGCTGCTTTTTGCTGTTGCTGGATTTCTCCGTAAAACTTGTCTGCTTCTTCTCTTAGGAAGGCTACGTTTTCATATGCCGCCTGTGCTTCTTTGCGTAATGCCGCAAAGTCTTCTGCATCCATCGTTTTGGACGCAAGGAGCATATCAACTTTAGAATACGGTTCGTATTGCTCTTCAGCCTTCTGAAGCATCGCTTGGAACAGAGCATCGCTTTTCTGGATTGCTTGTTCAGCCTCTTTGCGCTGGGTAGCGACTTGCTGAGACTTACGAGTGAGTGAAGCCTCTTGGCCGTAAAGACGCTTAAGTTCAGCAACAGATGCCCGATGAGTTTCGCCATCCACAAGGATTTCGACTTCAGCATCATCAGACATAACTTTACTGCTATCGTCATCTGATTCATCACTTTCTTCATCCTCATAGGTTTCTTCATCTTCTGTTTCGGGGTCTGTTTCTTCATCAAGATCGACTTCGGTTAAGTCTTCCTCAGTATCTAACTCAAGGACACCATCTGTCTCTTCGATGGTATCTTGAGCCGCCTCCTGCTCGTCTTCTGATGCCTCATTCGATGATTGAGGGTCTTCCCAACGCGCTAGAATAGCGTCTTCTGCCTCATCAAGATTGAGAGGCTTTCTTTCTTCACTTTGTGGGTTCGTCTGGACGTTGTTCATAGTCCTACTCATCCCCTTTCGTTAGATTGTTGTCATCTTGTGCCGCCAAGATTTGGTCACGAACTTGAACCCGCTGTTGTAGGGTGTTCACGATGTCTACGATGGCACGGTAATGGTTGTAAGCACGTTCCCTAGCACTTGTGTCTTCAGGTTTCGTGTTACTAAAAGTTTGGAAACTTGCGTCTACAATGGAGTTCACAATGTTAGAGAACGCTGGGTTGTCTAAGATTGTTTCGGCATCGTCTCCTTGCTTTAGAAGAATATCTTCTTCTGTTATGCTGTTTGATGTAACAGTCATCGGTTCTCCTTAAGGTGGTATTATGAAAAAGTATCTATTTTATATTTGTTTAACTTTAACCTTTGTAGGAATGGGTACTGCATCTGCAGGTTTATTTGATAACTACCCTCGCGGTAAAAAAGGGGACGTTGTTGCAGAGATGCGCAGTACAGATTCATCAAAGTGGAAACCAGATGTTTTGTTTTTTGGGGGAGCAGATGAAGACTTTAACTTTAGAAGTTGTGAGGAATATCGGGATATAATGAACTCGCGACTAAAGTATTTTGAATATCGCTGTGTCCCTAATCGTTAGGTTTTTTTCTTTGCAAAAAACTCATTCTCAACCTCTTGAAAAGTTTCTATTAGTTCGATCTTTTCTTTGTCGGAGAGTCTATCAAATAGTCTAAAAGACAAAGATTAACCCGTGGGACTTGCGATCCCACGGACGTCATCCATCTTCTCAAGCACTAACATCAGTTTCGTCTTGGTTCATTAGGTTTCTCTCCTTTTATTTGATACACTTTCCCCATGCTCAATCACACTTATGGAGATTAAGTTGAGGAAAGTTTTATTGGTTTTGGGGTGTTTGGTTGTAACTTCAGGAGTTAATCCAAGTCATGCAGAGTTTCGTTCATGTACTGAAAATAAAAACGAAAGCAGAACCTTGCTTGAATATTATTACTCTTACAAAAAAGACGCTAGTAAGGCAGATTTAGAAGGATTTATTGATATAAAAGAGTCGCTTCTTCAACTGGCAGAAGATACTCTAAATGAAAGTGTTGCCCTCGCTACACATTACATCGCCTTCTGCAAGGATTAACCCGTGGGACTTGCGATCCCACGGACGTCATCCGTCTTCTTAAGCACTTCAAGTTCTGCTTCATCAATGTTCCGCTTGTGAGCGAACTGTGCTTCTTTCAAATCCATGTTGTCAGACTGAAGTGCGTGTGATGCGGCGGCTTTCTCAGCGTCTAGCCGTATCTTTGCTTCAGCCAGTTGTGCGTCCGTCTGTGCTTTGATTTCAGCAATAGCCGTTTGACGCTCTTGGATTTCCATTTGTTTGACCGCCATCTGAAGTTGCAACTGTTGTGCTTGGTCAGGTTGTGGGGGCGGTATCATCTCTGGTGGCGTTAAAAACTCGTCCACATTCAAGATGCCTTGCTGTTCAAGGATGTTCTTCAGCATGGCGTAGCGGTTCTGTAAGCCATACATTGGCTGGATTGATGGGTCTTGGCTGAACAACTGATGAAGCATCAGCATCTTTTGGGCTTCACGGTCTTGTTCACCGTAGCCAAGTTTCAGTTCAACCGTAACATCCCGCTTCTCACGCCATGAACGTGGGTCAACTGCAACATAACTGCCCGAAATCTCCACAATCTTGGCTTGGTCTTCGTTTTCTACGACCAGTGCATAGATTTCGTGGAAGAGCGGCTTCACAAACTGGGTTGCGAAGTTACGAGCAATGATTTTCTGCCGTTGCTGGCTCATGGTAGCCAGTTGCTCAACCATTGCGGCTGAGTTCTGCTTGCTGATGGCATCTTTGTTGAGACCTTGGCTCAAGCGGCTAACACCTGTGTTATCTTCAAGGTCTTGATCCAAGGCTTCAAGCGTCTGGAACACAAATGGGTTCAACGGTGCTTGAGGCATTGGGCTAATCGCATCAGGTCGTGACACGTTCACAATACCGCCTTGGCGATTATCGATTAACTCGCGTGGCGAGGTTAAGCCGCCCTTCACTACCATGTAGCGTGGGTTATTGGTGATAACCGCATGATCGAGGATTGAGCGTGTCAGTACAGTCCGTGCGTTCTGCGTAGCGCAGAGACGGTCAGCAAAGTTACTGCCGTAGAAAGCGTGTGGGATAGGAAGTGGGGCAAAACTAATGAAAGGTTTGCGGTCTACTTCTTCTACATCCAGTAGCGCATTACCTGCTTT